AAAAGAATGCGATTAGGATCGCTAGTGCTCCATGCACTGGCGTTCAATTGTGCTCGCCAGTCGGTGCCATTGGGGTTTTCAACCCAGACGTAGCTGTCTTCGCGCAATGTGTACCCTAGGTCATCAAGAATCTTTGGCACTGTTGTAGAGCCCTCAGCCGCAACTAAATCTTGCGCCATGTCGAAGCGGAATTGACCATCTGCATAGTCACTAATTGTGCCGAGGAAATACTTCTGGACGTTGCCAGTTTTTTCGCTGATGTTCAGCGGTACATTAAAATAAGCGAAACGCCATTCGGAATCGATACCAAATGCTTCTGTTTTGTAACCGCTAGACAATGCAACACAACCACCAAAGGAAGAGTTGCTGTTAGTAATACTTACCTCAGCTCCACTTTCAGTTGCGTGATGAATCCCTTGCCCAATTGCAAAAATTGAGACTTCTTGGATAAAGGCGTTATTAATGGCGCGGATATGAAAGCTGCGCCGCGTTGGCTTCATCCGTACATTATTCGGATCGCTACTGATATAAGTTGTGTAGTTGGGCATTGCGCCCCATGTGCCGCTGCTATAAAGCTCCCAGCAGTCCATGTCTTTTTGAAGCGACACGCCCGTAAAATTCGCGGTCACCATTGATTTCAAACCTTCGACCTTCGCTCCATCAGCGTGGATGCCGCCTAGTCCATACTCAGAACGAATTGAGCAGTTAAAAACGTATGGTGATGCTGATTGGGTCGTGTCCCATGCTGAAGTTGGTGTCCCCTCAATTGGGCCAACGATTTTAAATTCAGTGTCACGGGTGACGGTTATCGCATCGCTTAAATTTGCAGGGCTGCCAACGTAGGTGCGGATCTTTGTGTAAAACGCATCGAGTTCCGCTTTACTAGCAAAACCAAAAGCAGATAACAAGTGATGGCTGGTTGTCGTATTTATCTTGTCAAAAATTGAGAAGCCGAAGAAATAACCCGTTCCAGTGATTTTAAAAATTTCGCTACGATTGCTGCGATCTGCAAGCTCGTCAGTAGGAGTTGGGACATAAGTCGGGCGGAATGTGCATTTGCGTAGGTCCGGACCACATAGGCTGCAACCACGCGGCAGTAATAGCCCACCATTCGTCGGGTTAAACTCAACTAGTTCTGCTGGTGTCGGCTCATACCCATCGACCCAAGTCACAGGCGTGCCAGTGCTTGGATCGTTGTAAATGGTGTGTACGCCTGGAGCAATAACGATTGAGACGCAATCAAGATGCGCTTTTGGATCTGTAATTGTGTACCAGTCTTTGCTGGTGATAATCGCAGCTTCAATCACTGCGCGGTTAATAGTCTTAAATGGACGCTGAGGACTGAAGCCACAGGTAAGGCGTTGTTTGTCTAGTCGTTTTAGTTTGGCTTCGATTATTTCTTCGTCTGTACTGCCACTGGGGGCTTCATAGGTGTTGTACGAACCACCGGCAAACGTATCCTCTCCGATGTATGGGTTGACATATAACGTGAACGGAGCTGTTAGCGGGTCCACCATTTCAGTGCTACCGGCTGCCACGTTGGCAGTGCCAGCAACCTGACGCATCAAGTCATTGAGGGCTGCGATCTGAACTCGGAACTCAGCCTGTGTCGCGTTGATATTGTCTAAAGCGCCGGTAGCGCCTGCAAGTTCTAGCGACGACACAGGCTTAAAATCCTTCTTCTAACCAGTACAGCCAGTCTATCAAGGTTCAAATTTTATCGCAATCTCCCCTGTTGCCACAAAGTCACTGGTGCCGGAGATGATGTCGGTGGCTTTTACGTCAATGCGCGTGTTCGTTAGCAAAATATCGCAGTCGTAGTAAGCAGTGGAACCTACCTGAGGCAGCACTGGATTGCGGTCTTTAAACAGATAAAACTTGGCACTTGACTTGGCTTGCTTTTCCGTCAACATAACCAGCCTCAATAATGTCGTGCTGCTTTGATCTCTATCTACGTGGCGCTGATCAACCAGGAACGTAAGCGAACCAGCGCCACGCACCAGTGATTTTGTGTTCTCGCCAAACGTTTCGCCAATCGCGGTCATGTCTAGATTGCTTGCATCAACACTGAGTGCCCATTCTTGCAGGTCGCATTGAACCAGCCAGCCCCTGGAATCAGGGTTACTTGCCACGGCAGTCATTCCAGACGGCACCGTGATCACGTCTTCTAATTTTTGACTACTTGATGGTAGTGTTAGCGGCTTAATACTGGATGCTGCTAAGTCAATGGCACTGGAATATTCGGGTGTGTCGTTATAACGTGTGATGACAAGGTTTTCAGTATTAACACTTTTTAGCGCAAGAATTTGGCTAGAATCTGCGTTATAAGCTGCAATCGCACTTTTATAGAGCTTGGCACGGTCTAGGTCGTCCATATTGATATAAGCATCGACCTGTGTGATTAATCCAGTAGTGGTGGCAGTGTTATAAAACGGGACCGTATTGGTTGCTTGGTAATAGTTAGCACTTGGAGCAGTTACATGCACACGAGCAGGCCCAAGGTCATAAATGCTGCCGTAATAAATGCCTTGTCCGCCTGGATTGCTAGCAAAACCATTGTCATCTCCATCAATCGGCAGACCACCCTCAGCCGCAAGAATTATGCGATCCCCAGTCCAATATTGGGGATCGTCGATGGATAGCGTTGCAGTAGAAATATTCAGCGCATTAGGAGCTAAAGCCCTAGGCTCCGGCCATTCACGGCTTAATTCAAGAATGCCACCGTTGCCAATAATTGCCATCAGAAGCTGCCAGTAGGCTTGCCAGACATTGTGAAACTGATCGGAACGGTGATCAGATCACCCACGCTTACGGATGCGCCGGTTGCGGTGATCAGGACAGAGCCCGAGATCGTGCCAGCGGTGCTGCCGGTGTCGAGCTTTAACTGTATCGTCGAAAGAGCTTCAGTCTCGTCTAGGACTTGGTTGATGATGGCGGCAGTGCCACTATCAACGGGATCGTACAAGAGCGTGCCGCTGCCGCTTGTTCCACGGATGCCGTAGGCGTAGGTGCGGTCATTCTCGCCGATGCCAGTTGTTTCCAACGCATCGCGGTTGATGTTTAACGTGATGTCACGTACTTTTGCGATGGTTGTGTATGTGCCGGTGCCACTGGCACTGAAGCCTAATTGCGCAGTTGCGCCTGTCCGTACTGCCATAATCGTGCTGAGATTTAATTCATTCTAAGCTCTGCTGTCAGTTCAACAGTGACATTAGAGCGACCTGGGGCAACGCTTTCAACTCGTGGCGACGTGCCTTCGCTAAAAGACCACAGCAGGCCCGCCCCTGTAGCCGATGCATTCAGCCAGCTCTGTAACGTAGCGTCTGCACCAGCAAATATCTGCGACGGCAGCGTGAGGCTGTCAACTGAACCTTTCGCGCTGTTGTACGCGCTGAGGATTGCTGCTGTGTTGGTGTCGTTGATGTTATTGAACTTTAGGCCTAGCCTCGCGCTACTGGGCCTGCTGCCCCACAACCGGCGGGTGATCACACCTGACTGCGATACCTGTGTTCTGGTCGGCCATATCGGAGCAACAAAGCGCCGACTTGTTGGTTGAACTGCCGGGAACGTCGTTGCCATTGTTAGGTGATGCTCCAGTTGCCAGCGTTATCGAAGCCATCGGCAAGCTCAAGAATGTCTGAGCTGTTGGTTGGCATATGCACTGCTTCAATTGTAAACGTGCCCTCTTCAGTTGGCGTTATGCGCTCAATCTGATAAGTGCGAACCTGCGTGCTCGGTAGCTTAACCGTGAATACAACTCCTGTAGGTGTTGCTGTCTTGCCGCTGTTGCTAACAGCCAGCGTGGTGTCCGCTGGTGTTGTAGCGGCGTCACCGTTCCAAGCAATTACGGTATAGGAACCATCAGCTAATGATTTTGTACTGACTAGCGCGCCTTCAGGAGTTACGACGCCGTTATTGAACTCGTCGTACTCAGTTGCGTCCATCCCTACTTTTATGTAATCGCCCGGTGCCATTGCCATCAAAACGCCTTCATGCGTTGTGGTGAACGAAACAGTATGAGTTGGAATGCGCCTCATCCTGATGACAAATTTGGCTGCATCGATGGCATGTTGCCGACTGGTGCAGTAGTCAGACATATCGATGGTTTCGAGCGCGACACTGGAGCTGGCGGATGATTCACGCACCAACACTTCGCGAACAGTCGGGAACATCCCTGGGTTGTCCAGGTTTGTGCTGGCACGCTCCTCGCGATAGCGCACAGACACTTGAATAGGGTCACGCTCTTCAGGATTAAAATACTGAAGTTTGAAGCTATTTTCTACAATATTGCCTGCAGTAAATAGGCCCGTAATAGCAACAGCATCGAACTGCAGGGCTGGACGCAGGAAGAACTTGCCGTCAGACTCGCCAAATATCAACAGATGCGTTGCTGCAACATCAGCGCACCATTGACGGATGTTGACCTTGTCGGCAATTACGCCATCAAAGAAATATTTGCGTGAGTAACACCAATTGGCTGCAGCAGTGAACTCAGTAAAGTTCACCATGTCGTCAGTAATTAAATCGCCTCTCCCGTAGGTGCTGTTGGTCATTAAGTCCAACACAATGTCTGGGAGTAAATGCGTTGCTCCTACGGCCAAGCTGCTCCGCAGTTGACGGCAGGTTTTACCGCCTGTCACATAGCAACTAAATTGGCTGAATTGTTGCCACTCAACTGAAGAGCTAATGTTGACTCCGATTAAGGCAAGGTTGTCGTAGTTAGGTGCGTAAGTGTTTCCGTTGTTGTCAACATTTGAAACTATTTCGTTTACATAAGTCACCTCATGTTCTGGTGCTGACGCTGATGAAACTACTTCGTCAAAGATAAATGACTCTGCAAGCTTGCCCCAAGTGTCAATTAATGATAAATCGTTATTTGAATATCTTGCATCGCTTTCTGGATACTGGAACGGTACCGAAGCAGTGTCTAGCCCTGAGCTTCTTCTGCCCACGGAAATTGCGAACGTATCAGCAGTGCCCGCCACAGCAGTCCCATTAAATCGAACTGTGAGCCCAGAATCACCAATCACTTGCTCAGGCAATCCAGCCTCTAAAACATAGAGCTGGTTAGCTGATCGCTCTTCACGGACCTCCCACCCTGAAAGCGGCTCAAGTTGAAACTCCCATATCTTTATGTCGCCATTGAATGAGATTTGAAAATAATTAAAGATATTCTCTGAGGTAGAACCACGAACCCCATAACTGTATTGCAACTCTGTAAAGGTGCTGGCTCCGGCTTGACGGTAGTAGATTTTGAAGAATGAATACCTTTCGACTTGAGTAGAAACAGTGTTAGACCTATAATTATTTGTATAAAGAGATGTGCCTTCGTCTAGAATGTTGCCTTTATAATCTAAACAAGCTTTATTGTCGCAAAATTTGTTGTTTTTTAGTGTATTAAATGCCGCAATATTGTTCACCCTAATTCCAAGTCTTGAGCGGATTCCGATCTCAACTGCGCCGCATGGCCTAGATGTAGAGAATGAAGCAATTGCACATCGCATAATGTGGCCGTCAGTTGTTCCAGTATTGCGGCTCGGCCTAGAACTTGAGTCGTACCAATCATCACCATCAAGTTCAATATCTGCTTGATTATTGGTCTGTACAGCCCCTGTCCTTACAGTTTTAAAGGTTGCGTTGACACTCTGGGGCAACTCTGTATCAGCATTAGAGGCGAAGGGGTTGCCTGTCCTGGCAGTGCAAACCGCCAGCCCGCTACCGATTTTGTATAGCTCACCTATGACAATTGAATTGTCCCAACTCTTCTGCCTTCCAGCGATTGATGCTGCAATGTCTTCACATGTTTCAGCAAAAATATCTTTCAAGTTAATGTAAGAGACTAAAGTGTAGTAATTTGCAGTATCGCTAGCAGGCACCCTGCTCCACTGGTAAACTGCATTCAGCGCACTTTCGCTTATAACTTTTTCTTCATTAAGAAGCCCTCCTTGAAGGCTTACGCCGTTTAGTGCGGTATACGTATTTCCGTCAGCAGTAAAAGTAAAAGTGCTTTCGTTTAAGGAAAAATTCTCGTCAACGTTATCAGTAGAAAGCTCTATGAAGCTGCCTGAAGTAACTGTCATTTGGTGCGTCTGAATGACCGTGATGTCATCTTCAGGGTCATCGGCAACTAAATCATTGGTCAGCCTAACTTTAAATTTTGATGCTTTCAACAGCTGCATCTCTCGCAAACTCATGCTGCTGGTATCTAATTCCACTCTCACTGCAATTGCTGCAATGTCTTCCTCTCTTGCCGCTGAATTATCTAGATTGTCACTATAAGCAACATAACCCCAATCGTTTACAGATCCTGGCGTTACGCCTGGCCCTTCGCTTATCTCTTTAATGGTTGCCGTGAATCTGTTTAGCAGTTGCTGTGCGAGGGCAGCAGTGCCGCTGGAAGAATTGATGTTGTTTGTGTCATCGTATTTAAACTTTAGTTTTCCATTTCCACCTGAACTAGTGTCCTCCACCTCTAAAGTTGTCCCTGTTGTGTCAACACTTAGCTCAACATCAATGTCCCAATCGCTGATCGTAAAAATATCCCGGATTGCCCTACTAAAAGCTGTGTTCTTATCGCTGCTTGAGTAAAGGTTGTATGTTGTTTGCCCGCCAATTGTGTCAATACCCTGTGCAGTGATCCCACTTCTTGAGCTGTAAACTACTTGTTGTTTACGCCTAACTGCCCACTTCGATTCGTCTGTTATGCACTTGACTTTCGTCTCACCGTCTTTCTTATAGGGAACTAGCTGCGGCCTGACAATAGGCTCAAAGGTTGGATTGGGTCGGTATGCAAAATCATTTCCACAGAATCCATAAAGTCCAAACGTTGTCTGGTTAGCTGGCTTTTCAGCAGCTGAAAAATCTGATGTGACACTGCTACCAACTTTGATTGCATAAACATTGCTTGAGCTTTCATTCCCAGGATCTTCACTAGCTTGCCTGCCGTAAATGCGATCCGATGACTGAATGCGAGTAGTCAAGCCGCTGGCATAACGCCCATAAATGGTCATTCGGCTGCCTATGGAGTTTGCTGTTGTGCCGAAGTCGTAGCTAATTAAAGTGTTACCACCAGAAGCAAAATTGCTAGGCTCAATAGCCGCTATTGGTCCCTCACCGACCAGAAAGATCGCCCGAAGCATTTGCGATCCACCAAGGCTATAAATTTGCGACCAGAGCAGCTGCGTATTAACTCGAACGCCACCATAGGCAATAGATGCAATCGTTTCTTTGTTCGTATAGATAAGCGGTATAACTGATCCTAAAGTTGAAATCTCTTGCGTTGAATTGAAACCGTATCTTGGTGCAAAGCGTTGGTTTTGTGTTGTTGTTTGGCCGCCGCTACTTGTTGCCCTTAGTTCAGGTGGTCTGCCAGGTTCATTCTGGTCAAATGATGGCTTTGGTCTTAACAGCGTCGAAACAACTGTTAGGCCAATGCCAACCACTAAATTAATGATTCCAATAATTGCAGCAGTTTCAAGCCCCGCAACTACGGCAGGTTCAGGAGCTTCTGCGCTGCGCTTTCGTACCTCAGACTTAAACCAGGAATACTCCTCATCCGTTAGCCCCAGCATTGAGGCAAGATATTTATCAGACGGGAGTAAATTGCTCATTTCACAAATCGACGATACTGGGATTCTCGCATGGCTCGTGGTGGTAACCAGCACACGCCACGCTTGTGATGGACA